AGTATGGTTTGAAGCCCTTGCAGATCGGTGCTGACATTGGTAACCGTGCTGCCACTGCTGGTGCTAACCAAGGTAATATTCTCATGGCTGGTGGACAGGCTGCTGCTAACGCTAACCTCGCAGGTGGCTTGGCTGGTGCTGGTATGTTTGGTAACCTTGGCACATCGTTAATGAAACAGAACTTTAACCCACAAACTGGTCAACCCATTAGATAAGGAGACAACATGGCAAGTGAAATTTTAGGGTTGTTCGGTGGTCAAAGCCCACAACAACTACGCAATGCTTTCTTGGACAGCACAATGGTGTCCCCACAACAGATGGCACAACAAGGGTTGTTGCAGCAAGTTGTCTCTATGGGTCAAAACGCTGGTTCAATGATGGGCGCTGGTGCTGGTCGTTTGTTCGGCGGTAAGGTGGCTGGTGAGGTGGAGGCTTCTTATTTAGAAGATTCGTTGGCTCAGGTAGAGAAAATGGATTTCAAGAATGATGCTGAGAAGATGACAGCTTTGGGAGATTTGTTAGCGCAGAAGCCGGGTATGGGTAGACAAGTTATGCTTGCTCGTCAAGAGGCTGTTAAGCTGAAGAAGCAAGGGTATGAGTTGAAAGGACTTGACAACGCAGATAAAGCAAGACAAGCTGTTGCTGATACGTTGGCTAAAAATCCTAATGCTACATCTCAAGAGTTATACGCAGCAGCGGCTCCGTTTAGTTCAGACCCAGAAGCTATCATTAAAACTGTTGTGCGTAAAGAAGAGAGAGCAGCGGATAAAGCGGCTAAACAAGAAGCAGCAGCAGCGGCTATAGCGGCTAAACAAGAAGCAGCAGCCGAAAAAGCACAAGCTCGTATTGAAGAAATTAAGCTAAGAGGACAACAATCAGCAGAAGCGGCAAGGCTGGCTGGTGCATCTCGTGAGGAAGTTGCCCGTATTGCCGCTCAAAGTAGAGAAGCAACATCTGCAATGATGGGTCAGATTCGTCGAGACATTGCACAAGATGCTAATAGAACTAGACGAGAGGTCGCAGCAAGTAAACGAAACACTGGTGTATTAGCTCCTAGTTTACAAAAAGCAGAAGGCTCAGACCTTGAAACAATTGACAATTATGAAGCTATGTCTGCTGTTTTGGACGCGCCTGTTCAAGCATTAACACCTAATGATAAAGGTGTTGTTGCCCTACGTTTAAATCCAGCAGCACGAGCATCATATGCAGCAGCTAACTTTCTAGGTAGGTCAACTCCTGAAAGTCGTTCTTATGCTGATTTGCAAGCGTCAGTGGCACAAGCTGTTAACATTAAAACAGATGCCGCTCGTGGTGTTCAAACAGATAAAGACGTGGTTCGTTTTGCTAATGCTTTAATTGAAGCTAACGCAAGAAATGATACAACAGCTACCCGTGAAGCCTTGGTAAAGTTTCAAAATGCAGCTAAAACAGCGGCAGAAGCAACTAAGGTTCGTGTCAACAGTCGTCGTCAAGCGCAAAATGTTGGTGCTTATTTTACTGACGTAGCAACACCAGAAGGAACATCTCCTAGCGGCGCTAATCAAAACACAACTCCTCCTATGTATGCTACAAATGGTACACAAAGAATTGTGTCTAATGATGGTGGCAAAACTTGGAAAGAAGTAAGGTAATAAATATGGCACTACCAGCAGGATTTGTATTAGAAGAAAATACAGAACAACAAGCAATGACACTACCGGAAGGTTTTGTGTTAGAAACGGAAGCTCAACAACCACAACCTGTTGCAACACCTCCAGCAAAAGAAGAGCCAGCACCAGCTAATGTTCAGTTCTCTCCTGAGAATGTGTTTGCTCGTTTTTTCGACACGGCTGAACCTACAACAGAAACAACATCAACACTCCAAGAAGCTGTTGTTAAACCCGGTCTTGGTTTCGCTAAGGGTCTAATCACCGACTTACCTGTAGGTATTGTTCAGTTAGCTACCAATGCTTTAGGAAGTGATGCTTCGGCTGAAAAGATTAACGCATGGGTGGATGCTTATAATCACTTCGGGGATGCTTCTGAAGCAACTCGATTCGTTGGTTCTATGTTTATCCCTGTAGCTAAAGTAATGCAAGGAGTTTCGTTAACAGGGAAAACTCTTAAAGGAACAGCTACCGGACTTGGTTTTGGTTTAGTAGCGCCTACATCTGAAACGGAAAAAGGTAGCTACTGGCAGGATAAAACATTCCAAGCGGGTCTTAGTGGTATTCTTGGTGGTGCTCTTCCTGTTTTTGGTAAGGGTTTAGGTAAAATAGGAGAGTTAATCTCTGATGTTAACCTAACTGAGAACGCTCGTAGTAATGCTATCCGTGAGTATCTGATAAAGTTAACGGGTAAAGAGAAAGCTAAAACAATCCAGCAGATTCGTAATGCTGGTGCATTTGTTCAAGGTTCTAAACCAACGGTAGCTGAAACAGTCTCAGAAACTCCTTCTGCCCTCGGTTTGATTGGTGAACAAAACAGGGTTGCTAGTCAAGTAGAGAATGCACCTGACTATGCTGTTCGTGCGGCTCAACAGGAACAAGCCCGTTTAGCGGCTTTAGGGCGTATAGCAACACCACGAGGAGCGACACAGGAACAAGTTGTCACCGCTCGTACAGGAGCTACGCAAGGGTTGAGAGATGAGGCACTAGAAAGGGCTAACGTATACGGTCAACAAGCTCCTGCTATTCAGTCGGCTGAGGCTGTGGCAATGGGTAGACCTGTACAACCGGGGCAAGCTGGTACAGAAGCTCAAGGTATGGTAGGGGCATTACAAGCGCAAGGTAAAGCTCAAACAGAAGCTGCTCAGGCTGTTAATAGAGCAGATAATTGGACACCTGTGCCGGGAATGCCACAGTTTCCCGGTCGTTACTCTCCTAACATGGAAAGAGCAGCCGAGCAACGTATACTGGCTCGTGAAATGGGTGATCTAGCTGCTCAAAAGAAAGCTGAAGTTGTTTTCCATAAAGAGCAGTTAAAGAGTTTAGGCGAGAAAGGTTTCTTCCCGTTACAAACAGGTGACGTACAGCAAACTATTTCAAACTTAGCAACAACTAAAGGGCTGAGAGCTACCGAGGGTGTTCCTGAAGCTCTTCGGTCTGTGTCTAAGCAAATTAGTGATTTAACAGATAACAACGGCTTAGTTGATAGCCACGACTTATACGCTATTCGTAAGAATGTCGGTAACATTATTCGTGATGCCTTAACTGGTAAATCAATAACCCCTGACGAAAAGATTGTTGCTGGTGCGGCTAAACAGATTCAAGGTGCTATTGATGCTTCTATCAACAAAGCGGCTGGTAACACAAGCTGGACTAGGTATTTAAACAATTATTCTAAGTACAGTGATAAGTTAGACCGTATGAGAATTGGTAAAGCTTTGGTTGATACGTTAGGTGGAGAAGGTAAGTTTAATATTGAACAAGCCGGAGCATTTGCACAAGCTGTTAACAAATCAGAAAGTTTGGTTGCTGAAGCCACAGGTAAGAAGACAATGGGTAGGATGCAGAATGTGTTAACACCCAGAGAGATGGCTGCAGTCGAGAATGTATTGGCTGATTTAAAACGAACAGCAAAAGCTCGTGATTTAGCTTCAAGGTCAGAACGACCAACAGGTGAGGTAGGTTCTCTAGCACCTAAAGTTAATCTGTTAGACCGCACAGCTACTATTGTTGAATCCGTGTATCGTTATGCTAAACAAGGTAACCAAGCACAGATGGATAACTTTGTATCTGATCTTATGTTAGACCCTAATAAGTTTGCTGATTTCCTAGAGGCTACGCCAAAAGGATTTATGGATAACATGATGAAGATGATCTTTAAGACAGCTTCACCTGAGTTATCTAATTCAATAATTAGAAAAGTAACGCAAGCTGGTGCTTTACAATCAGGTCAATAAACAACAAAGCCCCTAAGCAGTGATGCCTAGGGGCTTTTTTTTAGTCTTTGATTTCCAACACTTCCTCGTCTAACTCACTAAACTCACCAATGTAGATGGAGAAGAAAGGGATTTTAATAATCAACCCCTCGTAGGCAGCGATAAACCTACCTTCCTCATCGCCTACCACATGGCATATGTTGTCGTTATGCTCAATGTCAAACCCAATACCTAGGCGCATGTTAATGTTAATCATTTGTTATCCTCATGTTTAATTCTAGCGATGATGTAATTCTTAACCAAACTACTACGAACAATGTCAGCGATGGAGAACTCAATCTCTGTAAACTCTTTCATTGACCGCAGGATGGTTAGGAACTCCAACAACCCACTCTTATCATCTCTCTTCTTTAGGTCAACCTGCCTGTAGTCACCGCACAGGAAGAACTTAGACGTGTGACCGATACGGGTGATGATGGTATCTAGCTCGTGCATAGTGCAGTTTTGACTCTCATCCAGAATAACAATAGCATTGTTAAACGTCGTACCCCGAATAAACGAGGTAGAGAGGAACTCCACATACCCTTGCTCGACCAACCTATCCCATGCGTCTTTGCGTTTGAACAGTTCAGCCGCTATCTGTTTGTACGGCTCAGTAAACTGGTTCATCTTCTCTTCTGCATCTCCCGGTAGGTGACCCATCTCCCTACTCTGCACACTGCTACGGATGATAACAAGCTTGGCATAGGGGTTACTCTTGTCCATAACCTCCTCAAGCGCCTTGTAGAAAGCAATGTAGGTCTTACCCGTACCAGCTACCCCAGACAGCGCACAGAAGTAATGACCCTGTTGGTAGGCATCAAAGAACTCCTTCTGCTTCTCTGTCTTAGGACTGATTGTTAACATGTCATCCAGTCGCATCTTCAACCCATGTTGCGGTTTAACATCTGCGTCTGTTGTCTTCTTTCTTGTTACCATTAAGCTGCCTTACCCCATACGTCATCCCAAGTGCCGTTAGTGGCTCCTTTGGAATAATCTGTTACCCGTTGTTCAAAGAAGTTAGTGTGGCTTACGCCTAACATACCATCCACCCAAGGCAGAGGATTCTTCTTCACCTTAAACACACCCTTCATACCCATGCTAATCAAGCGACGGTCAGCGATGTAGCGAATGTAAGTTTTAACGTCATCAGCGCGTAACCCTTCTACTTCAAACATACCAAAGGCAAGGTCAATGAACTTATCCTCTAGCGCTACCATCTCCTGAGCAATCTCCTTGATGCGGTCACTACTGCTCTCTTCTGGGTTCTGTTTCACCCAGTCACGATAGACCTTAATCATACCCTCAGCGTGTTGTGTCTCATCCACGATTGACCATGCGATGATCTGACCCAAACCCTTTAGCTTACCGTTACGAGCGAAGTTTAACAACATGACAAACGAGGAGAACAATTGCATACCCTCACCAAAGGCGCTGATAGTGGCAATCTTCTCAGCCATAGGAGCGTCACCAAGCGTCTGATAGTACTCATGCTTCTCTACCATCTCACCATACTGCATAAACTCGTTGTAGGTGCTCTCAGGCAGCCCTAGCGTCTCAATCAGGTGGGCATAGGCAGCTACATGTAAAGCCTCACGACCAGCAAAACCTGACATCATCATCCGCACTTCCGGCTGTTTAAACACTGGCAGGTAGTGGGTGTAGTACCCGTCACCAATGTCTAGGTCACCCTGCACAAAGAAGCGTAGGATTTTGGTTAGGAAGTCTTTCTCCGACTTGGTTAACTTCTTCTGGTAGTCCTTCAAGTCCTCACCCATTGGCACTTCTGTGTGTAACCAATGGCTCTGTTCATGTTGTAACCAAGCGTCGTATGCCCAAGGGTATTTGAACGGCTTGAATGAGTTTCTCTCTTCTGTTAATTGTGGCTTCATATCGGTATCCTCGGTGTTAGTGGTAGGGTAGTACCAGCAAGCCCTTTTAGCATACGAGGTTTGCTTGATACTACGCCTGTAATATGGGTTTTCTACCCCCATTGTCTCCATGTGTTAGCAATAATGTGTAGACAGGTGATTATCTCTAACCACCTTATCCAAGTTAACCTTCGCAAGCTAGGCATGTTTCCCCATTTACGATAGCTGTCATATCAATAGTCTCCTCAATACGTTGACGTTTAACCTGAGCACCAACCTTGTCAGCCTTACGCACCTTATCAGAGCGGAGGTAGTACAAGCTCTTTAGCCCCATCTTCCACGCCATGAAGTGTACAGCATGTAAGTAAGCAATGGTTGTGTTAGGCTGGAAGAATAGGTTAACACTCTGTCCTTGGTCGATATACTTCTGTCTATCTGCTGCCAACTCGACTAACCATCGCTGGTCAATCTCCATTGCTGTCTTAAATACTTCCTTCACATCCTCTGGTATGCCCAAATGCTGAACGCTACCATCGTTGGCAATAATAGAAGCCCAAGTGTCATCATCATCCAAACCAAGTTCAGCAAGGCGTTTTGACAAGAAGCGATTACGGTAGACAAACGCACCACTTAGGGTATCCTGCCGAAAAACATTTGCTCGATATGGCTCCACGGATGGCGAAGTGTTACCCATAATAAGACTAGAAGAAGCATTGGGAGCGATAGCCATATGATGACTAAACCTACGCTGAATGCCAAACTCACTTGCATCCGGGCAAGCGCCTCTTTTAAGAACGAGAATATTATCTGCACGAGCACACTCCTTGTTAATATGAGCAAAAATATCTTTGTTTGTTAACTTAGCCATCACCCCGTCGATAGGCATGTTGTTCTTCTGTAAGTAGGCATGGAAGCCCAACGAACCTAATCCAACAGACCGCTCGGCAGTAGCAGACCGTACAGCACGACTAATATGCTTAGGAGCGTTAGTGATGAAGTACTCGACAACATTGTCCAACATTTCCATAACATCCGGGATAAACTGCTCATTATCTTTCCAATCATCATAGTACTCCAAGTTAACACTAGACAAACAGCACACAGCCGTTCGGTCAGCGCTGGTGGGTAGGAAGATTTCGGTACACAGGTTAGACCCGTTAATACGCAACCCTTTATCCTTTAACCACTCAGGTAACTCTCTGTTAGCCGTATCGATAAAGATGAAGTATGGCTCACCTGTCTGCATCCGTAAGTCCAACATCTTCTGCCACAACCCCTTAGCACTAACCACTTCTACGACCTCGCCATTGGCGGGGTTTTTTAATGCCCAATCGTCGTTAGCCTCTGGGTCTTTCATGCACCGCTCAATCACCTGCATAAACTCATCGCTTATGTTAACACCGTGGTTCAGGTTTAGCGTCCGTAGGTTTTGGTCACCCGTCGGTTTACGCATCTCCAAGAACTGAATGATGTCAGGATGGTTTACATCAAGAAACGCTGCATAAGAACCCCGACGTGTTCTGCCCTGTCGGTAAGCCAAAGAGGAAGCATCGTACATTTTGAGGTGTGGCATGACACCAGTTGATTTATCATCACTGTTACGAATCCCAAGGTGTATGCCAACACCGCCACCCAACATACTAAGCCAATTAGTTTCAGATAAGTTGTCAACGAGACCTTCAGCACTGTCCTCCATGTAATTAAGAAAACAGCTAATAGGAAGTCCACGCTTACTACGACCAAAAGAAAGAATGGGAGTGCTATAAGACAACCAATGCTTAGAACTATACTCATACAGTCGCTGAGAATGCTCAGGGTTACTTCCGAACGCTTCCGATACATACGCAAACCTCTCCTGTGGGCTAACCTCTTCCTCCATCATGTAGCTCTCACGCAACCGTTGCAGTCCGAGAGCATCGAACAGCTTGTCGCGTTCTAAATTTATTTTAATTGTCATCAAGTACTTCCTCTAAATAATCAGCCATGTCTTCTATCCTATCCTGAAACCGATTGACAATCTCTTCACTGTTAACCTCTAACAACTCCAAGATTGTCACCTCGTCCAGACGCTTTAGTTTATCACAAATATCAGGTATCGTCAGCATATTTCTTCATATGTTGCATATTAAACATCCTTGTTGTTCATTTCTAAATTTACCTCCTTTAGAAGTCCAAATACTTTTATCAATCTGTTTACTTATGTCTTGTACTTTTATATATTGTTCTCGACCAAAATCATCATGATTGAAAGCCTTTTCTTTCCATTTATCTCCAGCAGCTAAACAAGGGAAACAGCCTACTCTATCAAAACCAGCGGAATAATGCGGATGTTCTTCTTTATCTAAAAAAGTAAAAACATCTTCTTTACTCCAATCTAATATAGGTAGTTTAAACCTTACTCCAGCTTTACCTAAATACTTCGGGTACTTGTTAGGCATGATTTCATGTGGGTAATATAAGTCTTCACTAATTTTACCAGCATACCTTTTATTACGCTCTGGACTTTCATCAGAACGCATTCCATACCACACTTCAAAACCTCCTTGTTTTTCAGACAATTCTTTTAAGTAAAGTTTTGTTTCCCTAATTTTTAATTCATCTGTGCAATGTCTTGCGCCCCCGCCGGGAAATCTCCCATATTTAACAGATTTTTCTAAAACAGTTCCACCATTAACAATATCTAGGTTTACACCATAATAGTCAACCATCCAGTGTATATGTTCATATGTCTGTGGATGTTCAAATTTAGTGTCACAAAACAAAGCCCTAACATTTGATGGGTCTTCATGCGCGATTGCTAATTTTAAGCAAGCCTGAGAATCTTTACCACCGCTTATGGGTACAAGAATTTTAACAGTCATTATATGTCCTGATATTTCTTCTGTAAGTAGTTCATAGACAGAAACATCTCATCAAAAGCCCCGTCTTGCACTTCGTTTAGCATAACCAACCCACGCCAATGTGTGTTACTCAACTTATCCATGTAATCCTCATCGTGTAGGTAGTAGCTACCAGCGATTATCCCACAGATGGCGGTTCCGTCTGCTCTTTTGCCATAAGCAACTTGCTTACCTTGTTGATGCCCTGCAACACAAGACATGTGCAGCTTATTAACGATAACACTAGCAGAACTAGCTGGTCGCCCCATAG